GGGTCGGGGTCGACGGCGGCGGCGGCGGCTCGCTCTGCGGTTCCGCGCTGGTCCGCTGCGAGGCTTCCTGCTGACGCGGCACGCCGCGTGCCGGCTGCTCAGGCGCCGGGCGTTGCTCGTTGCGACTTTCCATCACTTCCTCCTCATGGCACTTCAATAGCGACCGCGAAATCACGCTTTTCCCATTGGATCACGGGATGCGTGCGCGTTCCCGATCGCACCTTGAGAAACGCGACCGCGCGCAGGTAATCCGACAGCGGCGCCACTACGACGGCGCTGCCGGGAACGACCGGGATGACGATCTCTTTGCCGTCCATCCCCACCAAGTCGTTGTAGCCCTGCCCGTCAGACGAAATCTGGAACGACAGATTCCCGCCGCTCCAGAATGGTGGCATGGTCAACCGGACAATCGACCCGGCGGTGCAGTCGAGCCCCGCAGACAGCGATTGCCCGGCCTCGATGACCGGGCCGTTCAGCACGGTGAGCGGCACTACCAAGTCACTCCCGACATCCACTGCACCATGCCCGTTCTGCGCATGGCCCAGGTGGTCGGCAAAATGAGCCGCAACGCCAGTTGGTTGGTCTGGTACATGCTCTCGACCGGCGCCGCCACGACGTTCGGCGTGCCGGTAGCAGAGATATTCTGCGGCGCGGTGTCCTCGATGTGCAGGGTAGCCTCTTCACTCACCATGAACTCGGGCGTGCCCATGACGCTGACGAAATCCGCCGCGTCGATCATGTAAACCGTGCCCGCCGGCACCACCGTCGATTCGATGATGGTGAGGCGGTTGGTGAACTGCTCCGTCCAGTTGAACCCGGTGTTGCCCGGCCCTGGTGTCATCATGAGTCCCAGAGCCTGCGCCGGGTTGATCAGCATCACTAGCCGCTCGCCGGCATTGACGTTGTAGAACGGCGCCGTCAGCAGCTTGAGATCGCCCAGGATCGCCGCATAGCCGCCGCCCGTCGTCGCGGTGAGAGCGGCAACGCCGTTGATCAGCCCTGCCGGCCGGGTGCTGCCGCTGCCGCCGCCGGCCACGTTGTCGATTAGCAGCGTGTCCAGCATCAGTCCGGTCTTGCGAATGATCGCATCGCGCACCAAGCCTTCCAGGCTCGGGTTGCTGTAAGCCGCGATCTCCCGGCTGTAGCGGGTGATGACGCCGACCTTGTGCGGGTAGAGGCTGATCGTCGTGAAGCCCATACGGCGCACCGGGATCGGCTGCGCTTCGCCGACGAACGATCCCGCAATATTAGGCGTCGCGGCCTCACTCGGAATCTTGATGACACCCGCATCCGGACCGAATTGCAACGAGGTGCCCTGGGCTGCCAGCGACGGCAGGATGCGCCGCGCTGTCGGCGGTTGCAGCATCGCCGAGGTTGCGGTCTGCACCAGTTCCGCCGCCCAGGTTGCAAGCGTCGTGGTGGCGCCCGCCACCGCTGCGCGGGTGATGACGCTGGTTGCCTCGTCGTCTGGATAGCGCTCAGCCAGGATGTCATCGACGGCGCGGTGCTGGATGTATGCGCGCAGCATCGCCGCGCCTGCCCGCCAGAAATATTCCTGCGGTTCGACTTCCTTTGGCTGAATGCCAAGCGGCCGGCGGGTGACGGCCGGCGCGCGGATCTCGGATTGATGCGTCAGCGTGCGCGCTGCCAGTGACCTTTCGGTGCGCTCCAGCGAGGCCAGCCGTTCCGTTACGGCCTCGATGGTGTCCTGCAACACCTGCGCCTGCTCCACATCGTGGTCGGCGTCCCTGGTGGTTTCGGTAAGCTCGTCTCGCGCGGCATTCAGCCTGGCCTGTGCGTCTTGTATCTGTTGTGAGATGTTCATGGGGGTCCCCCGCATTGCGGGTTTCGACACGGCATGCCCGCCGGTTGTCGCCATGTCCCTGCGCCCGATTGCGGCATGCTCGCCGAAGGCCAGGGTTATGGTGTCGTCCGAGATCCCGAGGGATCGCGCCAGTTGCAGCGCGGCCGGGTTGGCCGGGACGCTGACGATGCTGGTTTCGAGTAATTCCTGCTTGGTGTAGCGGGTGCCCGCGAATGGCCGCTCCGGGTCGATGGGCTCGCTCTCGACGCCCAGAAAGCCGACGCTCGTTGCCCGTAGGATGTCCTGATCGATCAGCGACAGGATTTCATCCACGCGCTGACTCGTACCTTTGGCCGCCGGCACCAAGTCCGCCACCAGCCTCTCGCCCTCGACGCGAATGTTCGCCCACTTGCCGATCGGCTGCATCGGACTGTGGTTGAACAGTGCAATCGGGTTCCGCCGGAAGGCGGCGAGCAGCCAACCATCGGGCTCGATGATATCGCCGTAGCGGTCAACCGTGGCGTCCGAGAGCACATAGGAAAGCGCCCCGTCCACCTTGCCGGCGGCGGTTTTGCGTACCAGGGTCATCCGTAGTTTCCCGTAGGTGGCGTCAGGCGATCATTGCCTGCACGTCGAAAACCGGCGCGGCGGTCGGGTTCAGCGACATGCGGTCGACGGCGTTGATCAGCGCCGCCCAGGGGTCGATCTTGGCGTCGCCGGCATTCTGCTTGGTGGCGCGGATCGCGGTCGCGGTGGGTTCGATCTTGACGTTGCCGACGCACCAATCCATCAGCGACGAAGGCGCATGCACCAGGGCGCCGCTGACCAGCCGCCGCTCGGCGGTCTTGATCGCCCCCATCAGCCGGTAGCCCTGCCCGACGCCAATCAGCATGCCGTTCTCCAGGGTCACGTCGATCGCCGCCAGCTCGTCGACCAACTCGCCGATCCCGGCCGGATCGACCGCGACACAGGCCAATAGCCCACGATCCTTAATCGCTTCGATATGCGCCACGATCGCCGACAGATCAGCGAGCTCGTCATCGACGATGGTGAGCTCACCCGCATCGGCAAAATCCTGCAACGCCGCGGCGATCGATTGCCGCCGGTCGAGCACGCCCTCGTGGCACCAGGCATGTGACCACGACAGCCAGCGATGCACCCGCCGAACCTCACCCTCGTCCTCCACCACGTCGCTTTCTTGGCGCTCGCGCCCCAGCACCGTCAACCCGAACAGATCGTCGAGCCCGCCGCCGTCGACCCCAACCACCACAACTTCGCAGCGGTCGAGCAGCCGGTCGAGCGAGAGCCCCGGCTCCACCCGGCCCGGCCAGTAATCCGCCCCGGCCCAGCGGTCGGAGCGCAGCGCCAGCCCCACCTCAACATTGAGGTGCTGCGAGGCCCAGCGGCGCAGCTCGGCATTGCCCTTCAGCTTCGCAGTGGCGAACTCGTCTTCCAGCCGCGCCAGCGTCACCGAGCGGCCGAGGTTCGGCATGACCATCGGCCAGTTGAGCGGGTCCGACCAGCCGCTGCCGGTCATGATGTCGCGCGGGAACTCGTAGAGGATCGGCAGCATGGCGCCGGCGGCTCGGCCGTCGCGGATGTCCCGCGCCATCTGCAACTCGGCCAGGAAGGCGCCTTCCGGCCGCTCGTCCGATTGCGTCGTAATAAACACCAAAAAGGATTCCGGGATCGGCAGCATGCCGCCGCGGATCTGGCCTATAACTCGGCCAGCCCGCGCGCTTTTTGATATCTCGTGGAGTTCGTCGAGCAGGACACCCGCCGGCTTCACCCCGGTCAGTACCTTGGCGTCAAACGTCTTGATCAGCAGTTGCGCGCGTGTGCGCCGGTCGGTGATCGTCTTCAGGTGCTCCTGCACAAACATTCGCTTTTGCAGGAACCCGTCCGGGTCGGCCTCGATCATGCCGGCCGCCTGGTCAAACGCCAGATCGGCGGTGATCTTGGTCGGCCCGATCAACAGAAACTCAGCCCGCGGCCGCCGGTTCATCAATAGCGCCGTCACCATCAGCGCCGCGCCATAAGTGGTCTTACTCTGCTTTTTCGGGGTTAGGCAGAAGACCTCGCGCACCTGGCGCTCGCCGCCGTCTTCGACAGATCCCATCAGCGCCCGCACGATGTCGCGGAACCACTCGCCTGCGGCGTCGGCCAGCGCCGGCCGCCCGATCACATCCGGCAGCCGCAGCTTGTCGAAGATCGCCACCGCACGGCCCGCTTCGGCGCTGCCGAGCCACGGTAATGGCGGCATCAACGTCTGCCCCCGCCGCAACCGAACTTCCCAATCCGGCAGGGCGAAGGGCGACATCATCGGCTAGTGAACCAGATGGCCCCACTCGTTGCCGCGCCCGGCTTCCTCGGACGCGACCTGTGCCTGATCCTTTTTGCCCAACGCCTCGGGCCGCGGTACCGGCGCGGGCGCGTATTCGCTCCAGCCGGCCCGCACCTTTAGCCAGAAGATGGCCGCCGTTACCGCGCCCGAGCCTGTGCCGGTCGCGATGGTGAAAAGGTTCTGCGCGACCCGCGTGTTCGCCTTGACATGCCCCAGCGCGAGCTCGTCGCCGTAGTATGCCCGCAGGGTTTTTGCTCCGATGCCAATGACCCGCGCAATGTCCTCCTCGGGAATGCCAAAGCCGGCCATCGCCTCGACGCTCTTGCGCCCGCCCTCGGTCGGCTCGTGCCGCTTGTAGCCGTCGCCCTCCTTGATGCCCGGCTTTCGTCCCGAGCCCGGTCTTGCTCCGCCCCTCGGCATTTACGCTCCTTGCTTCAGAAAAAATGCCGGCACCGGCTCGCCAGCGTTGACCCGCTTGCCAACAGCCGCCACCGCGTCGTGGTAGCTGCCGAGGCTGTCGGCGTCGGCGTCGTAAGGAACCCGCTCGGCCGCCACCGCGGCGAAGGTGCCCCCGTCGCCTTCCAGCGTCGCCGCCTCTCCGGTAAACGCCTGCCAGCGGCGCACCGCAACGTCGATATAGGCCGGGCTGATTTCGATGGCGTGGCACGCGCGGCCGGTCATCTCGCTGGCGATGATTGTGGTGCCGCTACCGCTGAAGGGGTCATAAACCGCCTGCCCGGGCGCTGAGTTGTTCTCGATCGGTCGCTTCATGCACTCGACCGGCTTTTGCGTCGAGTGCCCGGTCTCGGACTTCAGGTGCTCGATCTGCCAAAGCGTGGTCTGTGAACGATCACCACTCCAATGCCCGGCCTTACCTTTGCGCACCGCGTACCAGCACGGTTCGTGCTGCCAGTGGTAGTCGCCCCGGCTGATAACAAACCGTGGCTTTGCCCAGATCACCTGACAGCGGATCTCGAAATTCACCGCTTCAAGCGAGGCTTGCACCGCGCTGGCATGCCGACCGGCATGCCACACATAAGCCACAGCGCCGGGGAACAGCGTCCACGCCTCGCGCCAATCGGTGCGCCGGTCATTCTCCACCAGCCCTGTGGCGCGAGCGCCAAAGGGCTTACCGTTGGCACGGTCAGCCCGATTCCGCCAATCCGCGTCATAGTCCACACCATACGGCGGATCGGTCACCATCAGGTGCGGCCGCACGCCGTTCAACGCCGCGGCTACCGTCCCCGCATCCGTGCTGTCGCCGCACACCAGCCGGTGCCGCCCGAGCAGCCACACATCGCCCGGTAGGCTCGCCGGCCTGGCCGGCGGTTCCGGCGCATCGTCGGGATCGGTCAATCCCGTGCGCGGCGGCGCAAACAACGCCTCGAGCTCCTCGCTGCCAAACCCCAACAGCCCGAGATCAACCTCGAGCCCACGCAACTCCCCAAGCTCCAGCCGCAACAGTTCGTCGTCCCACCCAGCGTTGAGCGCCAGCTTGTTGTCCGCAATCCTATAGGCGCGGATCTGCGCCTCGCTCCAACCAGCAGCCACCATCGTCGGAACCGACGTCAACCCCAAATCTGCCGCCGCCAATACCCGGCCATGCCCGGCGATCAGCCTGCCA